GTCGCTACTGGTGCGACAGGCCGCGAGGAGATCTCCGTTGCCGGTGCTCTGCGGAAGTTCGTGGAGCTTCTGCCCCGCAACAATGAGGGCAAGATCGAACTCTCCGACATTCAACTGACGGACGACCACGGTCGTCCCGACGAAGGCGGAGAGCCGAACTCGGAGAGCAAGACCGACGAGCATCGGAAGAACCTCGAAACGATCACCGGTCGTTCCCTCAAGCGCACTCGCAAGCGCTATGGCGGGATGACGGCAGGAGGTGAAGACTGATGGCAGTCGCATCGGCATGGAACATCACCTCCGCCCGCACGACGACGCCCGATCTGGAGATCCTTGTCCAGCAGGCGAACGTCGATGTCGCCGCGTCGATCGTTCTTGACGCTACTGCTGTTGCTCCGGATGGCAACGGCAATCGTACGCTCGTCGCCGGTACGCCGCTGTGCAAGGATGCTGTCACCAATCAGTACCGTCGTTGGGTCACTGCGGATGCGGCGGTCACGCCGATTCGCGGCATCCTCTCGATCACGGTCCTGTTCGCTGACGGCACTTCCAAGTCGGACGCACCGGCAGCAATGTGGAATCACGGTCAGTGGTTCCGCACCGATCGCATCGTCGGCTGGGCGACGGATTCCGCCGCCATCAAGGCCGCTCTGCCAACCTGCAAGTTCAGCTAAGGGAGGAGGTGAAGACACATGGCAGTTATTGACGACATCATGGATCAGGCCGCACTGACTGACGCTATTGTTGGTCCGGTCGAAACCGAGATGGAGACGGCTCCTTTCGTCGGCGAGCAGATCGCGCCGATGCAGGACACCGACTCGCAGTATGTCAGCATGCGCGTCGAAGACCTCCACGCCACCGGCATCGGTCAGTTCCGTGCGCCGGAAGCCTCAATCCCCCTGATGGACATCACGGGTCGCGAGGAGCGCGAGACGGTCATCGAGCTTGCCTATCTGGACGAGGCACATCGCATCAGTCCTCGGCGTTGGGAAGTTCTGACGCAGGGTGGCGAGAAGCTTGCCGGAAGGGAAGCGCGCAGGCTGGTCGAGATCGGTCAGATCCTCGAACGTCGCAACGAGCGCCTTACCGAATGGATGCGGTGGGCCGCGTTCTCCGGACAACTCACGATCGAGTATCAGCTTCGTGACACCGCTCTTGTCATCGACTACCCGCTTCCGAGCGGGCACAAGCCGACGACGGCAGTGTCGTGGACTGATCTCACCAACAGTGATCCGGTCAACGACCTGAAGGTGTGGCTCAAGCAGGTCAGCAATGATGCTGGCGCTCCGGGCCGCAAGATCCACATCAGTGATGACGATTCACTGCTCATCACGTCGAACCAGAAGCTCCGCACGTACTTCAACGTGCCTGTGGGGCAGCCGTTCATGCCGACGCTGGAAGACGTGCTCAAGCTCCTGCCGCCCGGCACACAGTTCGTGCCGTGCAACGGTGCTTTCCGACAGGAGTCTGTCGGTGCGTCGAAGCGCCCGCAGGACCACACTCGCTATCTGCCGGTGGGGAACCTCCTCATCACCACTGACTACACGGTCGAGGGTGTCAGCATTGCTGAGACTCTGAACGGGCCGGTGGAGATCAAGTCCGGCCCCAGCGACACGGTGTTCCTGTCCGGTCCTCAGTCCGAGATCATCCTCAAGGGCGAGGGTGTCTACACCAGGCTGCTTCGGCAGGCGTCACGCCGCATCGTGCGGATGAAGCGCCCCGAGGCATTCCTCTACGCCGACGTGCGGATCCCGTAAGGAGGTGACAACATGACTTACACTGTTACTGCTGACGAAGTGACGGTCCACCGGACCGTTTCCTCGCTGCCGCAGGCCGACGGCTCCACCGTTTACCAGAACGGGATGGGGGAGACGTACTACCGGGGCGATGTCATCGATGATGACAAGATCGCGAAGGACTGGCTGGAGGCGCTCGAATCGGGTGAGGGCGAACTGTACGACTCGCTCTCGCATGTGCTCGAAAAGGGCGGCGACGCCGGTACGCGCAGCGAGGCCCACCTCGGCCTGCCGTTCGACGGCTACGACGAGATGGAAGAGGACGATGTTCTCGCCGCGATGCGCAACCTCCCGTCTGCGGCTGTCACGCGGATTCAGGAGTACGAAGCCAACCGTGACGAACCGCGCAATCGGATCGTCAACTACAACATCGGTTACGGCGAGAATGCCATCGACCGCCAGGAGGGCGGCGTGTCCAGTGATGTTCAGGAAGCCGACGAGAACAAGGCTTCGGCTCGCCTCACCACGCGCGAAGTGCCGGACGAAGGACTGGTGACACCCGGTGAGGGCGTCACTGGTACTGGCGACCCGCAGAAGGCGTATGGCTCCACGAAGGACGAGGAGAAGGGCGACATCAAGGGCACCGGTCTGAAGGCAACGCGCAGGGGACGGCGCGACCGGCAGCCCAAGCCGCCCGAGGGTGGCAGCCCGCCTTCGATCGAGAAGGCGAACGACTAGCCGACGATATCGAGAGTCATCATGGCTATTGACATGCAATCTCCCATCGCGCTCGCGGCGCGGGATGAACTTCCCGAGACGTGGGACGCGCTGATCGAGGCTGACACGTTCGGTCCTGATGCTCTCGAACGTCGTCTGAACACTGTCATGTATAGGCTGTTCGGGGCCGTTCTTGACATGCCCGAGCAGGAAGCGCTCAGTCCGCTGCTCGCTACCTACGCTGGCAAGTTGTTCGCGCTCGATATCATCATTCCTGGCATCGACTACTGGTCGAAGCAGGCGCTAGCGCACTCAGCCGGGGATCGTGAAACGAAGGCGTACAAGGATCGCGCAGAAGATCTCGCCAAACTGCGCGATCTGATCTTCAAGGATGCGGCATCACTCCTGCCAGCAGTTGAGACAGAGTTGCCGCAGATTCCTCGCCGTGTAGGGGACACAGCCAGGGTGCAGGAAGCAGGACTGCTTACAGCCCATGTCACTCCTGATCCCTTCAGCTTTGAGCCGCTGTACGGACCGCCCGAGACGACGGTATGAGTCCGCTCGCATCAGAACTCGCTCTCGGTACCGAGGAAGCCCTCGATGTGATCGAGTCTGTCATCATCACTGACATGAACGATTGCCTCGAAGTCGTATACGAGCGCCGGGTTGAAGCTGACCAGGCTCGGGCAGAACTTCGCGGTGAGCCGTACGTTCCGCTGGAGTACGAGGAGGTTCCGCCCTCCCACGTCTGGGTCGGCAATTTCCCATCAATGGTGCTCGAAGAGGTTGGTCCTGAGTCGTATCCGTATGTAGCAGTAACGACAGAGGACTATACCCCTGACGCCGAGAACACCCGGCTCGATCATGTGAACGTCTACCTCATCGGGTTTACTGTCCACTGTCTTGCCAAGGCGACCCCTGAGACGCAGGTCAACAGCGGGATCGACAGCGATCCACATCCAATCGATCCCGCCTCAGATCACGTCTTCCGGCGTGCTGTGCGGATGAGCGAGGCAGTTTTCCTCGCGTTGTGCAGTAATGACAAGACAGCACACTTGATCGCCGGTGTCTCAAATCCGTTGCGAGGCCAACCGTCCTTGCCGTGGACGTATCAACACAAGGGCCGTGGGACGAATTTCTGGTTCCAGGCTGTCGGCACTAGTTACGCCATCAAGGCGTACACGACGATGCACCAATGACTAAGGAGGTGAAGTAGATGGGTTCGTTCTTCCGTGGTCGCCACGGAATCAACTATGAGCGCGGTTTCGTGCAGGGTGCTGGTCGTATTCTGTACGCCCCGTCAGGTTCGGCGTGGCCTAGTGACATCAGTGACATCATCGAACTGACGACGGGCGCAACACAGTACGATCTGGTGACTCCCTGGGTCGAGATCGGCTTCACGAAGACAGGCATCAACATCACCCGCAACAATGCGGAGGAAGACTTCGATGTTGATCAGGTGACGGGTTCCATCCGTCGCCGTCCGACGAACTGGGAGATGAGCGTCGGTACCCAGCTTGCCGAGGCAACAATGGAGACATTCCAGCTTGCCTGGGAGCTTGGTCCTATCAACGCTGCTTCCACAACGTCGCCGCAGCTTGACGAGCGGCACGTCGGACTGTCAGCGCCCACGTCGTATGTCGGGCGTCTGATCGCAGTACTGTTCCAGTTCCCGCCTGAACCTTCGGGAGCGAGTCCTGGGACGGCTGCGCTCATTCGAGCCTGGGTCTTCCGCAACTGCTACAAGGCGGCGCAGGAGTCCGGCCTCACGCTCCAGAAGACGGGCGAGCAGGTTTCGCTGCCGGTCCGCTGGAACGCGCAGGCGGATCCTTCACAGCCTGTGGACAGCCAGTTCGGGGAGATCTTCGAGCAGGTTCCGGACGCGGTGACCCCGTAGGATCCATCAACACCGTTGACGGTCTGAGCAAAGGCCAGGCCGCTAGCACCAAATCAGCAAAGGCGATTTACGTGCAGAATTCCACAGACATGATGAGGGGCGGAGGTTCGAGAGAGCTTCCGCCTCGTCGTGTGTAAAGATGGCTGACAAATTCATCGACATCCAAGTTTCGCATGAGGATGAGGAGAAGATCCTCCATGCCCTGCGCCGCGTCGAGGACAACGCGCATGCACAGTCTCGTGAATTTGTCAACGATATGGCACGTTTCGCTCAGCGCTGGCTAGTGACAACAGTGCCGGTGCATGATGGATACTTGTTGAAGCACATCCAGCGTGAACCTCCGACATGGCTGCCGGGTGGCGCTGGCGGCGGAGGAGAGTGGGAGGCGATCGTCGGCATCAAGGGTGGCCGCAGCTTCCATCCGTGGTACGTGGAGTTCGGCACCGGCATCTACGCTGGTCGCGGGATGATCTACCCACGGATCTCCAAGGCGCTCAGGCTGGAGAAGCGCCCGCCCGAGATCGACAGCAAGGGCCGCATCACTAGGTACAAGTTCCGCCGCTGGGTACGCGGCCAGGAAGGTCAGCACTACTTCTACGAGACTTGGCGCGCGCTGAACATCTATGCCGTCCCTCGTCTTCCGTCAAGAATAATGTCAAGAGACTAGCTCATCAAAGGAGAGCGTCATGGCCGCAGTCGAGAAGACCAAGAAGAAGCCCGAAGCAGAGATCTCCGACCCGTATGTCGAGGAGTTGCCTGTCAAGGAGATCAACCACGGACCGTATCTGGACTCACACACTGATGACGATTCGGTTGAGGACATCGCCAAGGAAGCCGACGAGGCGATGGAGATCCTTGAGCCGAAGGCCGAGGCGAAGCGCTGGATCATCGGCAAGCCGCCCGAGCGTGGTGGCAAGGAGACGCAGTACTCGCTCTACATCCAGCAGCCACTCGGCTACATGGCTCGCAACAGGCTTTACGCTCTGATCGGGCGCACGATGTCGGCGGCGATCAAGGCAACTGGTGGCAGTGTTGGCGGCATGGAGGACATCTTCGGCGCAGGCCAGGGCGGCACGATCATCGAGCGCAGCCGACGACTCTCCCAGACCGACATCGCTGACGCCTCTCAGTTCTTCACGCTGGCGATGGAACTGGTCGGCTACTCCCCGGACTTTCTGGCAGAGGCGTATGCCATCATGCTTGAAGTCCCCTACGGCGAACGTCCCTGGTTCAAGGACGTGATCGAGCAGCCGTACCGGCCTGACGAGGACAAGTGGGGACTGGACGAGGATGACGGCCTGGAGATGATCGAGATCTTCATCGATCAGAACTACGAGGACATCCGCCGTTTTTTCGTCGAGAAGCTTCCCAAGATCGCGCAGCGCGCTCGATCGAGGGAGAAGGATCATCAGCAGGAGAAGCTCCCCGCGTAACCATTGTTGAAGTAGTAGAGAAAATATGGAGCAGCGGAGGAGGTGACAAGCTAGACGACATACTCAAATGGCCAGCCAAGAGAGTCGAGGGAATCTACTCAGCCATCCTGAAGCGGGAAGCAGTAGAGTCAATCGAGGCGCAGCGGCGTGACATGATCGCCGCTGCGTACTCCAATCCGAACTGGGATTCCAAGGAGAATCAGGAGAAACGTAAACAGTATTTGGAAGATCTCAACCGCCACTTCAACCAGGCGATCGTCAGCGTCTATGCGCCGAAGTCCAAGCTCAAGGAACAGAACATCGACTGGAACAACCCGTTCTACGCTGCTCATAAGCGCGAGATCGAGAAGACGAAGCAGCGGTTCCAGTGGGCGATCGAGGGCAAGACTGCTGGCGAAGTTTTAGAGCTTGAAGAGGAAAAGAAGAAGCGGCGCAACGGGCAAGAACACGAGTACGACCAGCAGCCGGACAAGAACAAGCGCGAACTCGACTACGACCAAATGCCTGACGAAGAAGCGTAACCACGTAACCACGACATGAACGAAATCGAATACATCCTTCGGATTCTGCTCAAGGCGCGCGATGAGACTGCGGCTGCCTTCAAGTCTGCGCGCGAGGAACTGCGTCTTTTCGTCAGCGCTGTTGATGCACAGTCAGTCAAGCTCGACAAGTTCAACGAGTCGATGTCCAAGATGGAAAAGAATATGACGAGCATCACGGAGAAGATCCGTGATTGGCGTGCAGCCATGCAGGGATTGGGTGAGGACAACGATGACTCAGCCAAGAGTATTGCAAGGGTCGGTAAGGAAACCGACGCTTACGTCAAGAAGGCAGCAGTAGCAGTAAAGACGCAAGACGATCTGAAGAAGCAGACGAGAAGTCTTCGTGATGAAGTAAAGAATCTTGAAAAGGCGCACGAAGACGGAGCCGTCAGCACTGATCATGCCACTAGGCGCTATAGAGAGCTTGAGCGGCAGCTAGAGAAGACATCGGAGAAGATGACCGATGCTGCTCGTAGAAATGTCAAGGGTGCTAGAGATCAAGCGCAGGCGATCATCGATGCCAACAAGCGTATTATCCAGGCACAGAAGGATCTTGTCGAAGCACAGCGCAAGGCTGATCGCGATGCCCTTGCCAGTGCCCGACAAGCGGCGACTGAAAAGACACGCATCGCTCGCGAGGCGAACCAGACGATGCTTCGTCTTGAGCGCGAGGCACACACCGAGAACAACCGGATGGAACGGGAGGCTGCTCGGGAGCGTGCTCGCATCGCTAAGGACGAAGAGCAGAAAGCTCAGCAAACGCTTCTGCGAACTAGTGCTGCAAATCGTGCTCGCGCATTCTTGCCGGGGGCCGAGCGAGGTGAGCGAGATACGACAACAGTATCTCAGCTAAAGAGACTGAGGAGTGAGTACGACCAACTCGCTCGCGCCGCTCACAGAGGATCTGACGAGGAGACTCACTTCGCTCGCGAATCAGAGCGTGTCAGCAGGGCACTGCGCGGTGTCGATAATGATGGCAAGAAGACCGGCAACTCTCTTAGAAGTCTGATTAGCGATTTCAAGCAGGGCCGTTCTTCTGTTGCGCAGTTTGACAACAATCTTCGCGGAATGGCGATGCTGGCAGCGGCAGGATTCGCGCAGCAGCTTATCACCGTTCTCGGCGGACTCGTCGGACAGCTAGTCGCGGTAGCTGGTTCAGCAGCGACAGCCGGTGCCGCGCTCGGCGGGATCTTTGTCGCTGGTATTGCGCAGGCTATTCCGGCGATTGGCCTCTTTGCCGCAGCACTGAATCAGGTCAAGAGTGTTATGCAGGCGGTCAAGCAACAGCAGCTTGAACGTCAGCAAGCATCTGTTCAGGGGCAGCAGGCTGATAAGCGTAATGCTGCTGCCACGGATCAGGTCAAGAATGCGCAAGAAGGGTTAGCGGACGCACAACGACGGCTCAAGGAAGCACAGGCGAATCTTACTGAGGAACGCGGAAAGGCACGCCGAGAGCTTCAAGATCTGATCGCTGCTGAGAACCAGGCGAAACTCGCGGCGGTCGGCGCAGCACTGTCACAGAGGGAAGCACAGCAGGCGCTCATCAGAGCACAGGCGACTGGTGATGTCCAGGGCATTCAGCGGGCACAGCTTGGGCTATTGCAAGCTCAGGCCGATGCACATGACAAGGTTCGTGACAGTGCTCGTGCTTCCCAGGACGCACAGAAGGCACGCGCTGGTGGCGTCGAAGGGATGCCCGGTGTTCAAGACGCCAAGAAGAGCATCGAGGATGCAGAGCGCGCCGTGGCGAAGGCGCGACGTGGCATTGAGAGCGCCAAGCGTACTGCTGACGAGGCACAGACTGGTACGCAGTCAGCGGCGCAAAAGCTGAACTTCCTGTTGTCACAGATGACGGAGGGCCAGCGCAAGCTGTTCCGCGCCTTGATGGATCTGCAAAAGGTCTACAAGGAAGTCTTCGGGCCGATCACCGACATCATTCTTGGCAGCTTTACACGCGCTGCCAGGCGGCTGATTGAAATCATCCAGATGCCGCAGTTGATCAGCGGCGCGCGGAAGCTCGCGACAACGATGTCGGAGCAACTGAATCGAGTCTTTGACGCTTTCACAAGCGACAAGATGATCGCACAGTTCCTCCGTATCGCTGAAGCTGGCCGCAAGAATCTCAAGCCTGTAGCAGATATCGCCATTAGTGTTGGCAAGGCTCTCGCTAACATTGCTGAAGAGGCTGGACCGGCGCTCAGCAAGTTGCTCGGTTTCGTTGGCGATCTAGCCGACGACTTCCTCAAACTGACTGGCCGCAAGAAGGCCATGACGGACTTCTTCCTCGAAGGCGAGAAGCACTTCGAGGCGTGGGTCAAGCTGGGCATCTCCGTCCTGCGTCTGTTCATGGCGCTGACTGGTGCCGGTGGTGCGTCATCCGGCCTCAAGAGCGTTCAGGATGCTACCAAGGCTATTGACGATCTAACAAAGAAGGTTGATGAGAACAGAGGCAAGGTCGGCAAGTTCTTTGAGGAAGCGCGTCATATCACCTATCAAGTCGTCAATGTTCTCGTCGCGCTAGGCAAGGAACTGTTCAAGGCATTTGATGCCAAGCGTGTTGATGCTTTCGCCAAGTTGCTGACGGACACTCTCATCCCCGCGCTGGGGAATGCTGTCAGGTTCCTAGGGCATATCACTGAGACACTTCTGAAGTTTGCCAACACGAAGTTTGGCGGCGATTTCCTCAAGTTCGTTGCATCGATGCTGATCCTCAGCAAGATTGGCAATAGTGTTATCGGACCGATATTCAAACTCGGACAGACGCTCTTCGATGCCGGAAAGGCGCTAAAGCAAGCTGTCACTTGGGCGAAGGAATTTGAGATAGCCTTCAATGTTCTCGGCGTAGCTATGGAAGGCTCGTTGCTCGCAGCAGTTGGCTGGGTTGTACTCATTGCTGCTATTGGTGTAGCCGTCGTCTTGCTGCTGGACAAGCTCGGGCTGCTCGATGATGCATGGGCGGCGGTAAAGGGCGGATTTGATGCGGCGTGGAAGGAGATCAAGCCGTCGGTCGAGGGTCTTGTCGATTCGGTCATGGAGCTTTGGAAGGCGTTTGAGCGGGGCCAAGGCGCTTTCGCACTGTTGCGACCGATCCTGAAGATCATCATCGACATCAGTGCTGTCTTCCTCAGAGTCTTCGGGCGCACGATCGGTCGCATTCTCGGCGGTGCCATCGATGTCATCAAGGGCTTTGTCGAGATCCTTACCGGAATTCTCACCGGTGATACTGACAAGATTCTTGATGGATTCAAGGATATCTTCCGTGGAGCCTTCCGCGCTGTGACAGCAGGATTCCGTGGCTTCCTTGAAATCGTTTGGGAAATACTCAAGCGCCTTGGCCCGCTTATCGGCAGGGCTGCTGTAATCGTCGCTAGAGCTTTCGCCAATCTTGCCAAGCGTGGCTGGAACCGGTTCATCGATGGCCTCAAGGAGAACATCGATGCTATCGGTGATTTCCTTAGAGACATAGCTACGCGGATTGTTCGTGGCGAGCGCATACTCATCAATGCGCTCAGGCATCTAGCTAGAGCAGGCTGGCGTGGGTTCATCAATGCGCTCAAGGATGCCATTGGTGATATCGGTGATTTCCTTGGAGATCTACGCGATCGAATCATTCGCGGCGAAACTCGCATAGTTCATGCGTTTGAGGATTTGGGATCGAAGGCAGCCAAGGGATTCGTTGATGGCATTAGTGCTGCATTCAAGGAATCAAAGAGTATTGCCAACGTCTTCATCGATTTCCTGAATGATCTGCTGCCCGACAAGATTCCTATTCCGGGCGCTCCTGACATCAAGCTGCCTAGGAATCCGCTTCCGCACCTCGCTACTGGTGGCCCGGTTCCTGGCAGTGGTTGTGGCGACAGGATTCATGCGCTGCTGGAGCCGGGAGAGCACGTCTGGACGAAGGGTGAGGTTGCGGCTGCTGGTGGACATGCGGCGATGTTCGCCATGCGCTCGCGCTTTGGTGGCGGTGGACAGAGCTACGGGCGCAGGATGGCTGATGGCGGCGCTCCCGGTGCCGGTGCAGGCCGTCTTGAGATCGATTTCAAGGGTGGACAGCTTGACGACTTCTCATCTGCCTGGCGAGCCTTCTGGCAGTTGCTTGTCAATGCTGCTCGGCGTGGTACGAATGCGATCGAGGAACAGTTCCGCGACATGCGGGTCAAGACCTCGCGCTCGACGGACGCGATGTACCGCGCAGTGCGTAGCTCACTGCAAGATATTCAACAGTCTTTCAGGGTCCGTAGCAAGTCGCTGGTAGACAACTGGTCGGATACGTGGACTTCGATGATGAAGATCACGTACGACGGCCTCAACTACATCGGTCACGAAGCCAATCGAGCGCTGCACGGATTCGGTGCCAAGACCATCAACTTCGGCCTCACCGCTCCTCCCGCTACAGGGAAGGCCGAGGGCGGCTTCATCGGCGGTAAGGGTCAGCGCGGTAGAGACAAGGGTCTTTACGCACTGGGCGCTGGTGAAGCAGTTTTGAACTGGAGTCATCAGGCATACGTCGAACCGGCGATGCGTGCCTACTGGGGCTTCGGCCTCGATGACATGTTCGGACGGACCCATGCCTATCACGCGGGTGGCCCTGAGCAGCCCGGTATGGCATCCGGTGGTCGTTCTGGTGAGAGCGGTGACACACATCTCAGCCGTCTGATCGCTGCCGCTAATGCTGTCAATGCCAAGCATCTGCCGTATGTGTGGGGCGGCGGACATCAGCAGCCTGCGCAGATCGGTCACGGCATGGACTGTTCGGGATCTGTCTCCTATGTTACTCAGCAGGCAGGTTACAAGGTCCCGACAACCACTTCTGGCAGCATGGGATCGTGGGGCTTCCCGAGTGGCCCCGGTGGCGCGACGATCTTCTACAACCCGACGCACACGTTCATGCGGATCGGGAGCCGCTACTTCGGTACGACCGGCTTCGGCCATCCGGGCTGGACTGGTGCTGGCTGGTTCACTCACGCTCCCGGTCCGGGTTACTTGGCCGGGTTCAAGCAGATGCACCTCCCCGGCATCAGCGATGTTGGCGATTTTGCCACTGCTATCGGCGGTAACATCGCACGTCTGATTGTCAAGGGTCCTGAGTCTCCGATGAAGGAGATGATTCAGAATCTCTTTGACAAGGTGACAGGTGCCGCAAACAGTGCCATTAGTGCTGCATCATCTGCGTTCGGTGCAGGCTCCGGACAGGATGTCGATGTCAGTAATGTCGCCGCTGGTGCAGGACCGATCTTCCAGTTCTTCAAGTCGCACGGATTCTCCGATGAGCAGGCCGCAGCGTGGGTTGGCAACTTCACGCAGGAGTCAAATCTGCGCCCGAATGCCGTGCAGGCCGGTGGTCCTGGCCGTGGCCTCGCGCAGTGGGGCGATGGTCGTTTCCGAGCGCTGGTGGCGTTCGCTGGACAGCACGGGAAGCCGTGGACTGATCTGGGCGCACAGCTTGCCTTCGTCATCCACGAGTTGTCTGGACCTGAGAGCGCGGCCAACTCGCGCATCAGGGGTGCCAAGGGTCTTGAAGCTGCTGTCGATGCAGTCGGCCTCGGGTACGAGCGCTTCGGTATCCAGGGCGATCGTTATGGACCGGCGCGTGCAGCACTAGCGCGGTTCGGCGGACACTTTGCCGAGGGTGGCATTGTCCCTGGTCCTCTGGGCAAGGCTGTGCCGATCATGGCGCATGCCCGTGAGTGGATTCTGAACGAGGGTCAGGTCAATCGCGTAGCGCACATGATGGGTGTCAGCCGTGATGCGCTGCGCTCGATGATGGGCTTCTACGGCGGACCCGGTGGTGCGGCAGGCGGTACTGAGGTCACTGGCAAGGATGCCACTACTGCTGCTGATCCTACTGCTATCGCTAACGTCACACTTCAGGATCTCAAGAAGCTTTCTGACAAGGGTCTTGCGAAGCTCCTGGCTGTACTGCTGAAGACGCAGAAGCACCTTGACGAGTTGGGAAGTCATTGGGTTTCTGTAGGCGGCTCGCTCGCCAACATCAGCGCCACGATCGTCAGGCTGGACAGGGTTACTCGCTCCGTCAACCGCAAAACCAAGTCTACTGACGCTGAGAAGGCGCTGCTCACTTTCGCCGACACGATGGACAACCTTCTTGGCGATCAAGGCTTGTTCGCCAAGCTGCGGGAAGGAATCGAACGTAGTACTGCAATCCGTACTCTGCACCGAACAGTTGAGCGTGCTACTACCGGCAGGGCGAATCTGCGCGCTACCGCAGAGCGCCAAGCCCGAGTCGCAGTGCGAACCGCAGGCGAAGATGTAACCGATGTGCGGACGGAGCGTCGCGATCTGCAAGCGGAGCAGCGCGATATCAGGCAAGCACAGAAACGAGTGTTGTCACAGCTAAAGCGTGGTGGCGTCTCTCCGGAGGTCAGGCAGCGTCTACGCGGCGAGCTACAGACGCTCCGCGAGATGGGCCAGGAAGCCGATCAGCGCGTTGGTGACAATCTTCAGGCGCTCTACGAAGCGCAGCAAGCGTTCATCCAGGCGCAGATGGATCTGCAACAGAAGATTGTTGACGGAATCACGGCTCGCTACGATCGTCAAACAAACCTCAATGAGCTTGCTCGCCGAGTCTCTACGGCGATCGGTGGCAGCATGGCTGCCGTCAACGCACGGCAAACCGAATTGCTCACCGGCCAGGCAAACGAGCTTGAAGGACGCATTGCTTCTATCCGCGCAGTTGGCACAGAGGATGCCAACAAGCTTGCAGACCAGCTTGAGGATCAGGTCAAGGATCTGCGCGTGCAGGTCTTCGAGTTGGCTCAGCAGTCGCTTCAGGATGGTATTGACGCCATCAACACTGCTGCACAACGTACCTCTGGACGCCTTGATCTTGCCGGTCGCCTGCTCGATGCGATGGGAACAGTCGGCCTCGGAGGGGCGGCGACGCTGTTCGGTGGCGGGACGTTCTCGCGTGGTGGGATCTTTACTCAACGTGCTGAGAACTTCCAGACGCAGCGTGCTGGTCTTGTCGGCGCTCTTGGTACGGCTCAGGCAGGAGCGATCAATCCGCTTACGGGCGAACGTGTCTTCAACACGAAGATGATCCAAGATTTGACCGATCAGATCGAAGAGCTTGATGTCACTATTGCTGAGAATACCAAGGCGGCGTTCGATGCGAGGGTTCAGGATGTCACTCAGAGGCACGACTACACTCAGTCGATTGACGATCTGCTTTTGCAAATCAACGATCTGAATGGACAGATCACCGGCCAGGTTGACCAGGCAGAGAAAGTAAGGCTGCTTACAGCGAAGGGGCTTGACCTTGAGCAGAAGGGTCAAGAGCTTGCAGCACTGTTGGCGGAAGCCGCTCCGGGGACGCAGCAGTATCAGGATCTCTACAAGGCGACTCTTGAGAATACTGTTGCGCAGAAGACGAACACTGTTGCACTCAACGATGCAACCGGTGCGCTGACCCAGCCACAGGGCTTTAGCAGCAGCGCATGGTCGATGTTCCGCGAGGCGATCTTCTCAGGCATGGGCACGGTGCTTCCGCAGTACGATCCGGCTATGATGACGAGCACTGGCCTCGGTAGCCCGTCGGTTGCTGTCACCAACTCGTCCAACAGCAGCAGTAGCGACACAACGATCAATCTCTACGAGGCTGGCCGTCCGATCGATCTGACCGAAGTTGCAGGAGCCGTCACATTCGCAAGCAAGACAGCACAGTGAGGAGGTGAGTAATGGCACGCGATGTTTTTCAGATGACCCTTTCCCAGCCTGATCCAACGACAGGAGTGATGAAGGCTCTCTCGGGCGTCACTATTACCGTTTACAAGCGAGGAACAACAGATCTCGCAACGGTCTACCAACGCCCTACGGGAGCAACGCAAGGGCCAACTCCGGAGGCAGGAGCGACGGGCGGGCCAAATCCCTTCGCCACTGGTGTCTCAGGATCGGCTGAGTTCTGGGCTGATGGACCGGCTGAGTACGACATCACTGTTCAGGACACTATAACACCGGCTCGTATCCCGCCGCGCTCGGGTGTGGGAGCGATCGGCTGGAATGCATTTGCCGCTGCGCCAGGATCAGTCCCGACAACAATCTTGGCGACCGATGGAAATCTGGCGCTGGGTTCACTTGGTGCTGATGTCATGCGTCAGGTGGCGCAGATCGGTCAGGTCATCGAGTGGTGGCGACCGGCTGCCTCTGTACCGATTCCGGCCGGGTGGGTGATTTGTGACGGACAGCAGGTTCCCGCTGGTCAGCATGAGTTCGCCGGAATGACGGCACAGGCTATCAATGTTCCTGACCTGCGCAATATGTTCATCCTTGGTGCTGTGCCTTCGAGTGCCGCCGAAGGTGCTTCCGGAGGCAACGTTTACAAGGCGCATGCTGCTGGCGCTGGTCAGGGCAATACTCCTGGCGATGCTCCGGGCATCGGAGGTACGGGCGGCTCGAATGCGGCCAAGGATTTCTCACACGGTCATGGTGTCCCAGGTATTGCACATCTTCACGCCGGTGTAGATCACCTTCATGGCCCTGGCAGCCTCTACGCTGGGCAGCACTATCACACAGGCGGCAACCTCTACGTCACGCAGCACAACCGTGTCTTCGGTCCTGCTTACGGCGGCGGTGAGTCGGCAGCGTTTGCCAACTCGATCTCAGGTATCGGTGGCGGCAATACTGACTACAATACGGCTTACGGATTCGGTGGTACGACGGGTGCGGCTGACCGTCCTCTGACGACAGGAGCGAACGACAGATCCCTCAATACTGCTACAAACTCGACAACGTGGACAGCCGATCCGGGTAATGAGATGCGCCCAAGGTTCATTGGCTTGCTCCGAATCATGAAGGTGAGGCGCGCATGAGTGCTGAAGAGAAGAGTAGTGACGATCCCAAGTCGGCTGAATATGCCAATCAAAGGGAGATCGATCGTCTCAACAAGCTTGCGGCAGAGGCTACCGCAGAAGCCAATAGGCTTGAAGCCGAGAAGAAGGCAGGCGCTCGCGATTTTGCCTTGCAGTTCGGTGTTGCGATGGATCAATACGCCTCCGATCACTACGCCGTCGTGGAGGAAAGCAATAAGACGGCGAAGGAAGCCATTGCGGCTCTGCGTGATGGTGAGCCGTTGCAGGATGGAGAACTGCCTGATCAGCCTGAGTTGCCAGTGTCGCCGACTGATCCGCGTCCTGAGCAGCAAGGCGTGATTCCGTCCATCCTGCTCTCTTCACATCTGAGCGATCCTGATCCCAAGTAGTCATGCGCAACATTGCTTCATTCATCACTCCGCCGATCAGCCTAGGCACCGGCGATCCGAACGAAGGTCTGCCTGGTACTGGCAATTCGGGTCCGCGCGGTATCGAGTCCGTGATCGAGTACAACGGTCTTTACCTGAACATTCGTGATTGGGTGGACACGTATCTTGTCACGAGTATTGGCGGGCTGGATGATGCGGATGTGCGCGACAACCGCGAAGCGAACCCTGGTTACCACGGCGAGACAGCCTTCCCGAGCTACTACGGTGGCCGCTCGATCGTGCTCACAGGCAAGATCTACTCGAAGACGATCTTCAAGCTGCGTGACATGCAGCAGGGACTCAGGCAGGCATTTGCGCAGCTTGACAATGAGTTGCCGCTGATCTTCCGTGCCAACAATCCTGAACTTGACATGATGATTTACGCGAAGAAGTCACAGTCGATTCAGATGGCGGACGAGCAGCGAACCCCCAATCACTTCGAGCGACCGTTTCAAGTCATGCTGCGGGCTGGCAACCCGCGTTTCCTCAGCGTGGCCAAGGAATACAGCAACAGAATGTTCACAGCGGCGACTTTTGACGCCATTGTGTTCACTCCGCTCAACGAAGGCAACTTCCAGGCACAGCCCGAGATCCAACTCTACGGGCCGATGTCATCAGTGCAGATAATCAACGAGACGAACGGCGACAGAATCGCGCTCACGGCACCGATTCCAACAGGTGAGCGCTGGAACATCATGATTGGAGACAGGCGGATGTACCGCGAAAGCGATAAGGCGAATCGCTTTCAGTACCTCGATGTGAACTCAGACTGGCTGGAGCTTGAACCTGGGAAGAACAATATTCACTTCATTGCTTCAGGTATGACGAGTGGTACGTCGCAGTTCATCATGTACCACCACCACACCATCATGTAGCAATGCTGTATAAATTCATTCTTGTCAATAGCAAGGATATGTCTCACATCGGCGAGCTTTCGCAGTCGCACGACAAGAAGGTTGACATAATCCACAACAAGCCTGGGTCGGCGGGTTTCACGTATCCGATGAATGCCGACTACGCGGCGCTGATCCAGCCGTACAAGACCGGCATCAAGGTGATGCGCTTCAACAATCTGGCCTCGATTCTTGCTGGCAGGAGTGTTTGGGATTGCTTGTGGTCGGGTTACGTCCTGCCGATCGATGAAGACGTGACCAACAACAAGATGACTGTCTCTTGTGTTGGCTGGTTGCAGCGGCTAGCCAAGCGTTTCATTCGGCGCGACAAGCAGTATCTCAGTGTTGACGATGCTGTAATTGTCCAAGATCTGCTGGCGGAAGCAAATCTGACAACGGCTCCTGATGGTTACGCGGTACCGGTTGTGGCGGGGTCTACTCCGAACACGCCGACGTGGCTGTCGTGGGGTGGGACGATGCCGAACGAGGGTCCTGGCGGTGCGACGGCTTACGTGCCAGTCCCGGCCCTGCGCTCGAAGACGTACACGAAGTACACCTACATCTTGTCGGCCATCGAAGAGATGATGAACATCGAGAGCGGTGGTGACATTGTTGTTGATCCACTTACGCGCGTTGTCACATGGCACCGCAAGTATCGTCGCGTCAAGGATGATGTCGTGTTTGGCTTCGAGTGGGGGCCGCAGAACGTCTCTGGGTTCGGGCGCAATATCGAGGCCGATTCGCAGGTCAACTATATGGTCGCTACTGGAGCGCCGGGAACTGTTGCTCAGTTCGCGCACAACCAGGCACAGCAGGCCGATATTGGTCTGATCGAAGAGACGGCGGCGCTCGCAGATATCAAGGACAGCAATGTTCTACTGGCCTATGCTGGTGCCGAGATCATCGTCCGCGCTCCTGGCAAGATCACCTATAGTGTCACGCCCTTCTCGTATAACCCGAGCGAGTACGGCGGTGTCCCTGAGCCGTTTGTCACTTACCGTGTAGGCGATCAGGTGCGGCTCACAGCCGAGCATCCGCCGCGAATTGACATTCGTGGGCAAGCGATTAGGGTCTTCGGCATGAGCCTCACCATCTCTGATACTGGTGTCGCCACCCTCAGTGCATTGCAGGTAGCGCCATGAGCACTCCTGACGTTACTACGCATGGGCAATCCATCCGTGCTGACCGGATGGAATACATCACTACTGATGACCGTGTTCCTGAGCGTCTGCGGCGGCTTGAAAATGCAGTCGCTTCCAGCGGGCCGGTAGCCATTCCTATCGATACCTGGCACATGCCGGGTACAGGAACCGAGCCTGCGCTCGTTTCGCCGTGGAAGTCGTACGGCTGGAATGGCAATGCCGCTACCAGTTACGAACCCTCCACCGGCTCGTTCGTTCCTCTGAGCTTCCAGAAGGATCCGTTCGGCCGTGTCTTGTTCCGTGGCTTTGCGATGGCGACTGCGGCTACGGCTGCTGGTGCAACAATCTTCACACTGCCGGTTGGCTACCGGCCTACGAAGACGATCCTCTTCGATACCAGTGTCAACGGCACGACAGCATCGCGCATTGATATCACTCCCACTGGTGCCATTACTGTTTCGCCTGCGATGACGGCAAACACTTGGATCACCTTCGATGGTCTGATCTTCGATACCGAGACAGTCACAACGGTATTGTCGGGACCTGTTGGTCCTACTGGTTCTACTGGCCCGAAGGGCGACAAGGGCGATCCGAGTACGGTGCCGGGACCAGTGGGTCCGGGTGGCACGATAGAAGCCTACCAGCAGCCGTCTATGCCAGCTAGTGTCAATACTGGCGCGATCTGGATTGACACTGATGAAGTGCCACCGGTACTGCCGGGGCTACAGAGCTATACGCTAGCTCCTGCAAGAGTAGCGACGACTGGCAACATCAATCTGAGCGCGCCAGGGGCTACGATCGATGGTGTCACGATGGCCCTCGGTGATTACGTTCTCGTTTGGCTCCAGACGAGTTCGATCCAGAACGGCACCTACATCTGGAATGGCGCGGCAACGGCGATGACGCGAACGGGTGAGGCTGCTGTTGGTGCCAGCCTGAAATCCGGTACGCAGATCTATGTCCGTGAGGGCACGCTCTTCGGCAAGCGTGTCTTCTACCTCACTGCTTTTGCCACTGTCAATACAGACGGCATTTCGTTCGGATTTCCGCGCGGGACCATTCTTGCCGACCAGTCGATCGAGGGTCTTGAGGCGACCTATCAGACCCTTACAGCAGGAGGTTTTAGCAACATTCAGATCCATAGCGACGGCCGACTGGCGCAGCTTGTCTACACGCCGCCTGTCGATTGCTATTGGAACCTCTCGGGGCGCATCTATATGACCAAGGGCGATGCCGCCTATACTTATGTGCAGCCATCGATTGATATCAGCCCCGCCGACGCTGACGGCAAGACAACTTACATCGAGATCATGGCTGGCATCTACAATGGTGTCATCACTTACTACACAGGGAAGCCTCAGCAGAAGTACCGGCTAGTAGCTGGGACAACGTACACTGCAACGCTGCGATCGTTTCTCCAGCAAGGGACGCTCACGTCATATCGTGCCGCTGGGTATGTAGGCTTGTGGGGGCAGGCGACCACTCGATGAGGGAGGCTTGGAATGGATGTTCGTCCTAGCGGCTACGGAAGCAGGCGGAATACTGGCGATTATCATCGGCTTGATGGGTCTTGGCGGAGTAGTGTTTACAGCGCTTCGATTCAGGCGCGATGACACGACGGCGATCGTCTCTCAGCAGGATACGATTCTCCAAGACTTCAAGTCGCTCAATGAGGAACTTCGGATTACGGCTGATCGACTGCGCAATGAGCGCGACGAATGCACCGAGCAGGTGAAGAAGTTGCGTGGGGAACTAGGCTTCCATGACTGAACCAACCCAAGATCCTTCTGACAGGATTCTTGAAGAAATCGGAAAGCAGGGCAAGGCGACCCTGCACTACTCTCGTACCCGTTTGCTGGCGACGTGGCTGGCGATCGGTCTGTTGGCAATGTTGACGGGTATTGCGCTTTGGCTGGCGATCGAGAACGCAAGCACGAACCTCGAACAGACTGACGACATTGCCAAGGTAGCCAACAAGACTGCTGATTCAGCGAAGAAGCAGAGCGATCAGACCGTCGCCTATATGAAGGGTGAACAGGGCATTCCCGGCGTGCCTGGCAGCAACGGTGTTGATGGTACTCCTGGCCTGCCTGGTGGTGGCGGTGCGCCTGGTGAGCAGGGCGCTCAAGGCCCGAAGGGTGAAACCGGCCCCCAAGGCCCGCAGGGTGCTCAGGGACAGCAAGGTCTTGCTGGAATCCCTGGCACCGGAGGCGAGGGAACTCCCGGCCCCGCTGGTCCGGCTGGACCTGCTGGTCAGAAGGGTGCTACTGGTGACAAGGGTGCTACCGGTGAGAAGGGCGATACCGGCGCGAAGGGAGCTACGGGTGCCAAGGGCGCAACTGGTGCAACGGGGGCTACCGGAGCGACTGGACCCCCTGGTGCTGCTGCTACTCCGCCGAACACAGCAACGTTCGTCGTCGGTAGCGCGAACGATGCGACAACAATCAAGCAGCCGATCGCAACTTGCTCGGCCGGGAAGATCACCGGCGGCGGCTTCATCACCGTCCCACAGGACCCCAGAATCGTCCTGACGCATTCAGGCCCGATCGGCTTCACCGGCTGGCAGGTAACACTCGACGGAACACAGCTACCGGCAGGAACGGTATGGCAGGTGCTCGTATTTGCCATCTGTGTTACGTAAAGACCTTGGGTAACACCAAGGCGTGCGCCCGTCCGTAGCTGCTCTGAGTTGGGATTCGCCGCCCCACTCATGCGAGCGCTCCGGGCGCACGACAAACTTATGACAACACCAATGACAACAAAACGAGGAAATCATGGGGGCTTCAACCATACTCGCGCCATCCCCAGAGGCGCGTAGGCTGTTTGGAATGATGGTCGCTAGAGCAGACGAAGATTTGCACTTGACACTGGCGCAGGCGCTTGAGCTTAGTTGCAGTCTGATGCGGTCCGGCGAAGACCACGAAGCACACGGCGAGATCTCGTCACTCATACAGGCGGAGTGGATAGACCCCGCTCCGGACGGCGGATGGCTGCTGCACTGACCGTAACCGCGTAACCACTCCCGTTGATGGGATCATACCGTCTGCTATGATCGGCGGATGCGACTCGTCCCTGTCCGCGTTGACTCCTGCCTGCGCGTTGATGGCAACATTATTGGTCATGATCTCGCCGAGCGCATTTTCGACGAGCTAACCATCCACAATACTGCCAAGGATATTGCTCGGCGTACACGGCGATGGGAGTGGGAGAAGCTGCCGGACGAGTTCCAGCTTGGCGATCTCGATGGCGACACTGTTGTTATGCCGCGCGGCTATGCGTACCAACTCAAGACGCTGCTGCGCGAGCACGGACTGAAGGTCCACTGGAACGATCATCGCCGCTGGAGGCGTGGAGCGCCGTTCAATGGTAACGGTGTTCATCCTTTCCGCCCGCATCAGACGTTGGCGGTGCAGAAGATCATCCGCCATCAGCAGGGCGTCTACGAAGCTCCCACAGGATCCGGCAAGACTGTCACTTGTATTGCTTTCCTGATGAGCATGAATCCACAGCGGACGCTCGTCCTGACTGACCAGATCGGCCTCCTCCATCAGTGGCGCGCAGAAGTTGCTCGGTGGCTTCACGTAGATCCGATGTCAATCGGCCAGATCGGAGACAAGGAGTGGAAAGAGGGTGCCCGTATCACTGTTGGCACCGTCCAGACGATTCGCAAGCTCGGCCCCGAGAGGGATGACTTCTTCAACGAGTGGGATTGCGTCATTGTTGACGAGTGCCACCACGTAGCAGCGGCGACGATTCAGGAGCTTGTCGGTAGGTTCACAGCCAAGTACCGTTTCGGTGTCTCGGCCACTCCTGACAGGAAGAACGACAAGTTCGAGTTCGTGTTGAACGTGCTCGGAGAAGTCTTCCATCGCGATGATGAGACTGTGCTGCGCGAATCCGGCGTGCTCATGCGGCCAACTGTGAAGGTTGTCAAGACTGATTTCGTCTACTTCTACTGGCCCGACCATGAGTCCGACGATGACGATGAATGCCTGATTCCAGGCTGTCGTCTCAACGGCAAGCGCCCGCACTTCCACCAGAACAACTACGGCAAGATGAAGAACAAGCTGGTTCACAATCCTGCTCGAAACAGTCTTGTCGCTGAGACGGTGGCGGGGGAACTGTACCAGCACCATCACCATCTGATCGTCTCAGATGAGGTTCAACATCTCATGGAGCTTATGAGCGCCGTGGAGGCCACCCTGCCCTCGGTGCCCATCTACCTCCTGACCGGCGGTGTGAAGGGCAAGGAGCGCGAACAGATCAAGCGCCTGTACGAGCAGGACGAGGAGGCGATCCTCCTGGCCACGGTTGCCAAGGAAGGACTCGATATCCCATGCATCGATCGGATGTATCTCCCGTTCCCTGTCAATAATCCTACGAAGGTTCAGCAGTGGCTTGGCCGCGCAACCAGAGTGGCAGAGGGCAAGGGTGACGTTGTGATCTACGACTTCTTCGATCACAATATTGACGTGTTTCGCAAGCAGTTTCGTTCGCGGCGCTTCAAGGCGTACGACAAGCTCAATATCGAGGTGAAGCTGTGATTGAAGTACTGTTATGTGCTGATCCGGGCGATGGCAACGACCGGCTTGAGGCATCAACGAACTTGGCGATCGTTCCTCGCATTGGTGACACGATCTCAGTGTGGGTCAGCAGCAAGGGTGAACCACAGCCGCCGTGGATCATCCGCGACACAGAAGCGTGGCTGGAGGTTCACAGCGTCATCCTCTGCTCCTATGCGCCGGAAGCGATCGAAGTGTTCGTGACGATGGACACCTACGATCTCGATGTGCTCAAGCGTGTCTTCAAGGCTATTGACAATAACGAGCAGCCGTGACGGCACTGATCTACTTCGACGGGGGTTGTGCGCCGAAGAACCCCGGCCATGCTGCGTTCGCAGTCGTGGTCAAGCGCAAGGGCGAGAAGACGAAGATCCTCTCGCGCTACATCGGAATCCGTACCAACAATGTTGCAGAGTACAGTGGGCTGATCGTGGCCGTGAAGTACGCGAAGGATCTTGGCTGCACCAACATCAAGATCCACTCCGACTCACAGCTTGTCGTCAATCAGGTCAACGGTGGCTGGAAGGTCAAGAGCGGCGATCTACGTCCACTCGTCAGCGAGGCGCGAAATCTGCTCGTGAGATTCTTCCCGATGGCATGGGAATTGGTCTGGATCCCCCGAGAGAAGAACGTACTCGCAGATCACTACTGCACGCTGGCTCTGAACAGCGGCCGGAACGCGAACCCGTGGTTGAAGAAGAAAAGACCTAGCAAGATACTTGATCCATTCCCAGCCGCGTATCAACCAGAGAACCTGCGCTGACAAGATTGCGCGGCTCAGCGTTACAATACTGTCAGCGTTACCAGAGTAACCATTCCCAGGAAAACCAACCTACCCCACCCCACCAGCCTTACCCTATAGGGGGTGTCAACACCTCCCGTTATGCAGGAGATTCACGAATGATCGCAGAAACGAAACGACCGAAAGTGCGCGAGGAAGGCGTCGTCTATATTGACGAGCTTGCGGTCATCATCAATCGCCAGCAGGGAACGATCCGCAAGTGGGAGCTTACTGGAAAGCTTCCAAAGAACATGCTCCCACACCGGGGTAAGCGCAACTGGCGCTACTGGACCGATAGTCAAGTGTGGGGACCAAATGGGATCGTTGCCTGGATGGAGGAGAATGACATGCGTCCTGGCAATCTCGTCGCTGATCCTAACAATGTTGACGAGCATATCCGCAACCTGCGTCGGCCGAAGTATCTCAATGGCTACCATCTGCGTTCTGCTCGCGCTTTTGTGGCAAGCGGGAAGAGCCGAGCGTGGATCGTGGAGACGCTTTGGCCGCGAACGAAGTATGCTCGGCCCGAGAACCTTGAGGCCGCGCTAGTCAAGGTCTTCGCGTCGAACGGGTGGTATTTTCCGCCGCATGTGAAGCGGAAGTTGCCAGAGCGCATCGAACGTGAGATGGTTCGCTACGAGGAGAAGTTCGAGCAGATCGCGGCGCGCTCGAACACACCGGTGACAACAACGACGACAATTAGAAGGAGAAGGCGGCGATAATGGCAACAATCAAGCGTAGTTCCACTCGTACGAAAGCGCGAGTCGAGGAAACCGAATCTGGGGCTGGGCGAGTCCCGCGTTCAGCAGCACATCGTGGTACGGCGATCGCGACGGCGGATGGCGAACTCCAGATCTCATGTCAGCTTTCGGAACTGGTGCCGGTGGCGCAGTATGCCAATGTCACTATTGGCCCCGTGCAGTTGGTTTGGAAGACTGCCAATCCCGGCATCGAGATCCTTGGCGACATCGACTGGGATGAGGGCGACGAGGAACCAGTCTTGACGGCTGAGCAGCGGAAGGTTTATGACACGGTTCGTGGCTACATCCGCGCTACCAGCAAGCTGATCGAGCACTCGATCGCTGAGGATCGCGAACTGGTCGAGGAGTCCGTGCGCTTGCACAACGAGCGCGAGGCCGAAGAGCAGCAGGCCAAGGCAAAGACTGCTAGCCGTAGTCGCAGCCGCTCACGTAAGTAGCTGTCATGGATATTGAGAGAATTCTTCTCTCAAAAGCGTTGCAGTCCGGTGATCTCGCTGATGTGGTAGCGCGTGGGATCGAGCCGGACCATTTCGCCGATGAAGACCTGGCCGATCTGTACGAGTGGGCCACGGATTTCATGTCCAAGCACAAGACGCCGCCGTCTGTTCCGGTTACACGCGGAGAGTTCAGTGACTTCAAACCAGTATTGACACAAGATCCGCTGTCGTACTTGCTGGAGCGCTTCGTGCTCAAGGTCAAAGAGCGCGAGGCCGTCGAACTGGTGCGCGATTACCATGACATGCTTGATGATCCTGACGAGATCGAGAACATCGAGCATCACGCGCTGGAGATGGCGCACCGTCTGACAATGGTCATCCCAACCCCGAAGGCACAGCGGCTCTCAGAGGGGAAGGCGCGGCGCGAGGAATACGAGCGCAGGAAGAAGAAGCAGATCCAGCACGGGATCAAGATCGGAATCCCGTCGTTTGACAACATTACTCTTGGTCTTCAGCCGCATGAGATCATGATCTGGGGCGGTCCTCCGGGTGGCGGCAAAACTACTGGCATCCAGTACACGGCGATCAACGCCTACCTGGCTGGTCACACGGTCGTGTTCGTCTCTCTGGAGGTTGAGGGCGAGCAGATCCTCCGGAAGTTCGACACAATGTTGACGCACATTCGCTACCGCGCGCTCAAGGCGCTCGATCTGAACCAGGGCGAGGAGAAGGAATGGCACCGCGTCTTGCGCCAGTGCGAGAAGGATCGCATGGACAAGGACATCATCATAATTGATGACATTCGCAACTGCACGGTCGAGAAGATCGCTGCCGAGCAGATTCGTCACAAGCCCGGAATGGTCTGCGTGGACTATCTGGAGGAGATGCGCACGCCGCGCAAGGTGCAGGGCTGGGAGGGCGTGGCGGAGAACGGACGCGGGCTGAAACAGCAGGCGCGCATCACGAAGACGCCGTACGTCACTGCAACACAGTTGAACCGCGAGGGCGAGACGAGCTACCAGAGCGCGCAGAAGATCGCCGACATGCTCATCATCCTGCTGCCTCCAGAGGATGACGAGGAAGATCAGGACAAGATGACGCTGTACCTGCGCAAGTATCGTGATGGTCCCTCACGCAAGACGGCGATCATGCGCTGGGAACTGGAGACAATGCAGATCGAGGAGATCAAGGGCGGCAGTACTCCTGCTACACGTAAGCTCGGCGGCGAGCCAGAAAAGCCGAAGACGAACCCGTGGTCGGTTCGCCACAGGAACGGACATGAGTAATGGCAAGTCAGCGTCTTGACACTGCTCTGAAAATGCTGATTTTCACTTATGGTCATCCCAAGGTGACGAATCGATTGGCCTACTTGAAGCCGACCAAGCGCGTTGCCTCGGCTCCCGCTCGCGAGACTGATCCTGAAACCAGCCATATTGCTGAAAAGAATGAAAAGGATGTTGGACGATTCACTATTAGTGCGCGTAAAGCCAAGGTGCTGTTTTGGTATGCCAATCATAATGGAACAGATCAGCAGGCGGCTCTTGCTGTCTTGCCTGTTGATGCTCCTCCTAGTCATATCGATGATGCGCGACGGCGATCGAGTGAATTGCGAGAAGTTGGTTTCATCTATGACACGGGAGATCGCGACTACAATGATGGTTCTAATGATCCTTCGATTGTAAACGGAATTGGTAGAGAGGGTCGCACTGCCATAATACTGTTGCTGGCTACTGGCTGTTCACGCCCCAGAGGACGGGTGATCCCGTGGACAGCCAGGTACAGGAATGGTCATGAATCTTGACAAATATCACCGGCGAAGGCAGGATCCTGTGGTGCGCGGCGACCTATACGGCACCCGCGTTGAATGGCCGGAACGGCAGCCCATGCTTCGACCGCTGATGCTCGGATGGGAACCGAGCCGGATAGCGCGCAATGGGGGATCGGAGTTAGCTACTCCGGTCCCCTGCCCGCTGCTGGTATCATACCGAACATGACCGATACGTGGTTCGTCAAGAGCGAAGGCGGCAAGCTTGTTCACAACTGGCTGTCGAACTTCTACGTGGAGCCGGATGGCACGAACGTCGAGGCTGAGTTCCAGGCGGCGAAGCACAGCGCATACCCGTGGCGATACGCAACGATCCTGCGCTCGAAGCCAGGGCACGCGAAGAAGCTCGGACGGCGCTGGAAGCTCTCGCCAGAAGAGTTGAAACTCTGGGATGACGCAAAGATTGCTGCGATGCACTATCTGGTCCAGCGCAAGATCGATGACCATCCCGAGATCGCGATGGCGCTGATCTCCACGGGCGATGCGAACCTCGTTGAGCAGAACTGGTGGCACGACAATTTCTGGGGCAACTGTACTTGCCTTCGCTGCTACAAGACTGGCGACAACTACCTCGGACAGATCTGGATGAAATTGCGGGAGGAGATCGGTGAGAAGGGATGAGGTGTCCTGGGAACTCACGACGCGGCTTTACCTTGAAGGGTTCTCTCTCAATGAAGTGTCAAGACTGGCGCATGTCTCACCGACAGCCATCAGAAACCGCTTGCAGATTCAAGGCATCCCGTTGCGACGCCCTGGTGCTGCCGGAGGAGGTGGTCCTCGCCTACCGACTTCGGAGTTTGACAAGACTATGTTCTTATACGTGAACATGGATATGTCGGCGCACGAGGTTGGTCAGACGCTCGGTATCGCGACATCGACGGTCATGTACCGTCTGCGCAAGGCTGGTGTGCATGTGCGCACACGCCGCGAGCAGGGTCTACTCGCGTGGAGGAAGCGATGCCTCGCTCGCTCAGTGAACGTGTAGCTCGGCTGGAGCGCGGCGAAAAGGGGCGGCGAAAGCGTAACCGCGTAACCTGGCTGAAGGATGTCAATGTTGTTGATCTGCTTGAGAACTTCGATGTGGCGAACATCAGTCAGGCGACCGTTGATGAGGTTCTGTTCTCCTGTCCGTTCTCCGGGCATACGCACGGCGATGAGCGTCCGAGCGCGTACATGAACGATGGCTCGCGCAACCCTGAGCAGACAACACTGTGGAAGTGTCACGGCTGTGGGCGCTCGGGCAACGCGATTGGTTTCGTGAGCGAGCATGAGAACGTCTCGCGCCAGCAGGCACAGCTATGGCTCAGGAACCAATACGCGCCTGGGTACAGAGCGCCGCGCTTCGGTAGCATCGCGAAGGAGTTTGAGGAGCGCCGCAAGCTCGCTCAGCAACCGCCAGAAGAGACAACAGTGCAGCCGATCGCTGCGGATGCCTGGAAGCGGTTTGACGTGGACTGGGGGCACTATGCTGAGACTCTTGGCGATCAACCAGATGTCAGCTACATGCTTGACAGAGGCTTCACACCAGCGATGCTTGAGGAATGGGGGATCGGCTACGACATTGATTCCCGCCGCATCACTATTCCTGTCATGGACCCAGATCGCAATCTGGTCGGCTTCAAGGGACGCGCGTGGGAACCAGACGTACGCCCGAAGTACCTGATCCTGGGGGACAAGCGGCGGTTACGCGGTTACGGTTTCAAGCCCTATGACAAGAGCAAAGTTGTCTTCGGACTTGACATGTGGGGTGAGGTAGACCGCTACGTCATGGTCGAGGGCGAGATCGACGTGATGAGCCTGTGGGTCATGAACATCCCTGCGATCTGCACGGGTGGATCGAGCATGAGCATGATCCAGTCTCGGTTGATCCGGCAATACTGCGACGAGGTTGTACTGTTCTTCGATGACGATACGGCGGGCCGCAACTTCCTTTACGGCATCGACAGGCAAGACGGCGAGCACCACCCTGGCGCGGTCGAGATGCTAGAGCCGTTCATCCGTACTCGCGTCGTCGGCAGGCACCGCTACGACCCCAACGACTACCTCTGTAGAGGCGAGCGCGAGCGGGTTCGGCACCTGATCGGCGACGCGAAACCACCTTGGCGATCTGTGGTATGATCGCGGCGAGCACCAAAGCGGAACAGAGCAGACAAAGCGACCAGAGCGACCTCAGCATGTCAATATTCACTACAGGAGGGAAGCATGGCAGTTAGCAGGCGAACACGCAGGAGCAGTAGTGCAGCGAAGAACGGGCGATCGCTCGGCAACGTTGATGAGAACATCAAGCGCTCGGCAAAGCGATTCAGCGCACCCGAATGGGTGAAGGTCCCCGATGGCGAATCCACTGTGGTTCGTGTCATCGATGTTGGTAATGACTTCCGCGATGGGTTTGTTCACCCCGTGGAGTTCGAGGGTAGGGGCAAGAGCAAGAAGACCTTTACCCGCGATGTCATGTGCCTTGACCAGAACGATGACGGTACGCCGTGTCCCGGCTGCCGTGACGATCTGGATCGCCGGTACAAGTTCTGGTGTCGCGTCATTGAGCGCGAGGCCGAGAAGACCAACGACAGCGACAAGGTGATCGGCTACGAGGATCAGGTCAAGATCCTGTCCTCTGGCAAGAGGCTTGTCGGCGCGCTGAACAAGAAGCACAAGAAGCGCGACCTGTCTCTGCGCGACATTGAGATCGAGCGCGAAGGGACTGGCTGGGACACTGACTACAGTGTTGAGTGGGTTGACGAAGAGGACAACCCGATGACGAAGGAAGATCTGGCGCTCATTGAGGCGTCGGAAATCGATCTCGATCGCTACACCACCGTGCCCGATTTCGATGACTTCTACGAGTTGCCGGATCGTGACAACGATGATGACAAGGATGTCGGGGAGCGCTCGAAGCGCCGTGGCTCTGCGTTCGGAGAGCGTGGCAGCAAGGGTTCCGCCAGGAAGGCTTCCCGCGATGACGACGACGATGACGACGATGACAAGCCGCGCCGTCGCCGGTCCAGCAGCCGCAGCAAGAGCAATGGCCTTGCCAGTGTGAAGGCCAAGCGAGAGGCCGGTAAGAGCACCGGCAAGACCATCAGGCGTCGGCGTTCCAGTTGACGCTATAATCAGCCATCAAAGGAGGCTGACAAGAGTGCAGACCAACATCTACGCACAGAAGGAAAACGGCGATCTCAAGCTCATCGCAGAGATCGAGGGTCTGAATGACCCCGCGCTCGCCGTTGACGCACTGCTGGACGAGATGCCGCGTCTCAAGCAGCGAGAGTTCGTTGTCATCGACCTTGACAACGTGATGATCGTGGAGGCGGGTGAGGATGTCGTCCAGCCGCGTCGCGAGATCGTGATCCGCAATGGCTCTACCCCGACGCCGAAGAGGCGTGGCCGTCCGCCCAAAGCGGCAGCAGTGGAGCCGGAAGAGGATGAGGGCAGCGAGGACGCAGAGGAGGAGGAGCCGCCCAAGCCCTCGCGGTCACGGGCCGCTGCCAAGAGTGGCGGCAAGAAGGCGAGTCCGTTTCGGTCAAACCCGAAGTCTGCTGACTGACGGCGAAACATAGAGATGGGCAAAGGAGGGGCGCTATCGGCGGGCAACCGGTGCGCCCCTCTCGCCTTTCTACGTTGACAACAGGAGTGACGACGATATGCCTCAAGTCAAGAAACCAACTCCACTCAGTACACATGCACTAGCAGCATTCATGACGTGGAAGCAGTTTGATCTGCTGGTCTTGCTCAAGTCTGAGGGTGCGCTGACAACATCACTGTTGTCGGATCATCTGGAAGAGATCTCCAAGTACGATCAGAAGCACGGTGGCGCATTCTACATCGGCGTTTCTCATTCGGCGACGTACGCCTCCCTGCGCACGCTGGAGAATCGTCAGCTAGTAGTTCGCCACATCGGCCAGAACGGTTTGACGCAATGGACGATCACTTCTCGCGCCGATTCGGCGCTATCCTGGCTCGAACAAACGAGGCTCTACGCCGCATGACTGAGATCGACAACATTGACTACAAAAAGGACTGGTCCGGCGAAGTTCGCGCCGATCCTCTGGATGGCAATGCCTTTGTGCTGCGCGCTGTGCTGAAGCGTAGCGACGGATCGTTTGCGGTGTGGGTGAACGACATCATGGGCGGGCACACAGCTACACTCAGTATTGACGAATGGCTGTCGTGGAAGAAGAATGGCTGACAATGCCTAGCTTCCTCCGAAACACTTCTGGACGACGCATTCGCATTGAGGTTCCGATGGCTTTGCCTCAAGACTGTGAGTACGGCATCTACTCCACCTCGGAAGCGTATGAAACCAAGCAAGTAATCATCCGTGATGGTGATAAAGTAGTACTGACAATAGATGCCGACGGAACTATTACACATGGTTGACTTCGCCGGACACTTTCACTGTCATGACGAGTACTCCCCGCTTGATGGTGCAGGGACACGCAATCAACTGTCTCACCAGGCCGTCCGTAAGGGTCAGACACATCTAGGCTTCACCAACCACGGACGGCTCGGAGGAGCGCTGGAGCACGTCTATGCCTGCCGACACCCCGAGAAGCTTGACAACCCTCTTGTATCCGGCGAAAAGCGTAGTGCTGACGAACGTCTCATCCCAATCCTGGGAATTGAGGCATTTTGGAGGCCCGATCGCTTCATGGAGTGTGACCACACCTGGGCTAACCATCTGTGCCTGCACGCCGCCTCTCTGCGCGGATGGCGTACGCTCATGCGGCTATCGAGCAAATCGTGGGTCAAGCGTGATAACGGTGGCGGCTTCTACGGCAAGCCCTGCATGGATCTAGCGATGTTGGAGGATGACAATGAGGACATCATTGTTTCCACCGCATGCCTCGCCAGTCCGCTGTCGCAACTGATCTTGAAGGACGACATCGAGGGTGCGTTCGACTGGATCTTCGACATGAAGGATCTCGTCGGTGATCGGCTGTGGCTGGAGGTCATGCCGCACGATCTCGAACAGCAGCGTACTGTCAACATTGCGCTAGCTAATCTCAGCCAGGAAACGTCCACACCGCTGATGGTCACCGGCGATGTGCATGTGCCCTACAAGAAGTGGAGCGGCACGCAAGCAGTACTGCGAATGGCGAGCTACAAGCAGACGTTCACCAAGCGCGAGGCGAAGAAGGAAATGGGCGAGGATGTCTACACCGAGGAGATTGACTCGATCTACCTGTCGTCGGCCAAGGAACTGTCGCAAATGTTCCGCGACAATCATCCGGATCTCCCCGGATATGTGGTCGATGAAGCGCTTGCCAACACACATGCGTTTGCGCGGCAGGTCCGCTGGTACGTAGTTGGCAAGACTGCGAAGCCGCCGAAGGTCGATGTCGATGCTGCTGCTCAAGTCAAGCAATGGATGAAAGAGGGCTGGGCAAAGATCATCGAGCAGTATCCTCGTAGCCACTGGGATCAGTGGAGTATTGACACGTACACCGAGCGCATGGACTATGAGTACGGTGTGCTCGAAGACAAGAATGTTCTCGACTACTTTTACATCACCGGTGACTTCGTGCGCTGGGCCAAGAGTGACCTGCCGCTGCCGACGAAGATGCCGGACGGATCGCTGTACTACGTACCCGGTGAGTTCAAGAAGCCGATCAGGGTGGGTCTGGGGAGGGGTAGCGCGGCGGGCTGTCTGATCTCCTACCTGATCGGGATCACCAGTATCGATCCGATCCCGCACAAGCTGCTGTTCGAGCGCTTCATGAATCCGGATCGTGAGGGCTACCCTGACATCGATATTGACTTCGCCTCGAATGGCCGCGATCTGGTCAAGGAATATCTGCGCGTCGTCTACGGCCACGACCACGTAGCTGACATCATCGCCTACCAGACTTTCGCTCCGCGTGTCACGATCAAGGAGATCGGTGCCGTCTACGAGATCGACTACGTTCGCCTCAATGCGGCGACCGACAGCATCGGTGATCTTGAGCGTGGCCTCGACAAAATTGCTTCTGACAATGATGATGTCAATAAGCTCAAGCGCGACTTTCCGGCTGCCTGGCAGGATATGACTCGCCTGGAAGGGCAGATTCTCCGCGACACGAAGCATGCTGGTGGCGTCGTCATTACTCCTCGGCCGACGAACTGGTACATCCCGACGCAGGCTGGCTCAGACGAGGAGACGATCGTCACAGCGTGGTCGGACCGCATCGAGTTTCCGATCCTGAGCAACTACGGCTTTCTCAAGTGGGACATGCTTGGTGTCAAGAGTCTCGACAAGCAGGATTACGCTGTCGATCTGATTCAGAAGCACTACGGCGAGAAAGTGGAGCCGAACGATCTCCCGGCTCTGCGTGATCCCTACGACGTGGACGGCAAGACGATGGATGCCTTCGTTGCGGGGCTGAGCGTCGGAGTGTTCCAGTTTGCAGGGCGCGGTATCACGCAGTTCCTTCGTGCCTACAAGGCTCGTAACGCAGTTGATCTAGCTGTCGTCAATGCTGTATATCGTCCTGGCTCGATCAAGCTGCTGTCTGAGTTCATCGATCGTCGCAATGACCCCTCAAAGGTCACCTTCTGGCATGATGCTCTCGAATCAGTGCTGTCAGAAACGCTTGGTCTGATCGCATTTCAGGAACAGGTCATGGAGATCTGCAAGGTGCTCGGCAAGTTCACCGGCGCTCAGGCAGACTACATGCGCAAATCTGTCAGTAAGCTTTACCGTCTCGGCAAGGAGGAAGCGCAGGCCGAGATGGCGCAGTTCTACGACCAGTGGATGCAGGGCTGCCGCGAGAACTACATCAAGGATGATGTCGCCAACGAGATCTGGGGCTACATCCTTGAGTGGGGTGGGTACGGGTTCAACCGCAGCCATAGCGAATCGTACGGTTTGCAGGCGTATCAGGACATGTGGCTGAAGGTTCACTACCCGCTTGCCATGTATGCATCAATCCTGACGACCGAGCATAAGGCGAAGAAGAAGGAGCAACAGGATTTCTACAAGAATACTTTGCGAGAGGCAAGGTTCTTCGACATCGATGCTGTGGGACCTGATGTCAATAGAAGCGATCTTGGCTGGGGAATCGACGGTGACCGTCTGCGCTACGGCCTCGTCAGCATCACAGGAATGGGAGCGGGCCTTATCAATCATGTCCTCGATAACCGGCCCTACGAGGACTATCGAGATTTCGTAGAGAAAGTCCCATCAGGCTTCGGTGCCGACAAGCTTGTCGCATTGACTCAGGCTGGCGCGTTCGATGAGACTGACGACCGTGAGTTCTTGCTCAGCCACACACGCCAGTGGGGAGAGAACGTAGCCAAGGTGAAGGTCAAGATGACTTGTGGACATCTCAAGTCGCGCACGATCAAAGCCAAGGACCCTGACGATGATCTTGAGGCGATGGTCGAGGATGCGATCAACGATCTGAAATGTCCGCACCACCCTGATGCCGAGCCGGACAAGATCGACAGGCTTGGTGACACATATCCAGTGGCACGCTGGATCAAGGAACACCAGAACGGCGACGAGCCTGCGATCGTCAGCACTCCGTCGATGGCCGAACTGAATGCGATGGAGTTGGCTGCGCTCAATGTGTCGCTGACCCAGAGTGCGTACCTCCTCAAGTTCAAGCCGTATATCGACAAGCGTATTCATACTGAGGCAGAGGTTGAAGATCTGCCCAAGCATCCCAAGCGCAAGGGTCCGAACCACGGTTCATGGTGCCACTGCCCGCGTTGTACGGCGTCTCAGGTGACGATCGGCGGAGAGATAGTCACGACGAAGGTGATTCTCACCAAGGCGAAGGAAGAGATGGCCTTCATCGATGTTGCCTATGAGGCGAATCTATACTCCTGCACGGTCTTTCCGAAGATGTACGCGCAGTTCAAGGATCTGATCGCTAACTCAGCACTGTTCTTCATCGCCGGATACAAAGACGATCGCAATCAGATTGTTGTCACTGACATGGCTGACGTGTTCGAGGTTGCTGAAGAGCAAGAATGGGAGATTGCATGAAAACGACAATAGTAGCGGTGGCTGCTACCGCACTGGTGATGGCCTCACCAGTCTTCGCGGTGCCGCCTGACTGGCATGGCAAGCCTGGCCCTCCTGGGCCGCGTGGACCGCAGGGAGAGCGTGGTCCCCGTGGACACACAGGGCCGAAGGGCGAACAGGGACCTCAAGGCACTCCCGGCACTCCCGGTGGTGCTCAGGGACCGGCTGGTCCTGTAGGACCCGCAGGACCGACCGGAATTGGTATCACTGGTGCCACTGGCAAGCAGGGCGAGAAAGGTGACAAGGGTGATGTCGGTGCTACTGGGCCTGCCGGACCGCGAGGGCCGAGAGGATTCCGTGGGCCAAAGGGTGACAAGGGTGATACAGGAGCGACAGGACCGCGCGGACCGCGAGGCAGGCAGGGACCGCAAGGACCGCCTGGCCCTGCGGCACCACCTGCGCCTCTCGGTTGTCCGGCAGGGACACTGGCGCAGCAGATCACGGTGAATAGCCCCGGTGGGCAGAAGCAGATCGTGGCCTGTGTGGTCGTGGCAAAGACTGTAGGGTAGGCACATGGTTGACCCCGAGAAACGTCGCGATTACCTAGCTTGGGTTGCTGCTCGCAACACCGGCTCGAAGATCTACAGTGCTGAAAGCGCACTCGCTGATGGCCCGATCCGCATCCCGTTTATCTCACCATTGCTGACATGGGCCACGACCGGCGGTGTGCCATTCGGTCACATCTGTCGCTGGTATGGCCCCGAAGGCAGTGGCAAGAGTCTTCAGAACTGGGGAATGGCGTACTGCGCTCAGAACTATCCCCGGATCATGAGCGAACTGTACGAGCTTGAGATCAAGTTCTGGGAGGTGCGCAGACAGAAACTCCGCACGATCGCGCTCAAGCGTAAGCTGGCCTCGATCGTCAAGCGGTTTCCTGATGGCTTGAGTGTCCTCATATTTGACACAGAGCAACGTGCTCAGCCGGACTTCGCGATGAAGCTCGGTATCGACATGCGGCCCGAGCGCTGTGTCATCATTGAGGAGAACATCATCGAGGAGATCATCGAGGAGATGGCGGCGGCTCTCGATGCCTACCACATCATCATCATTGACAGCGCCTCCAACGCGCAGAGCTATATGGAGGCTAACCTCGAACCCGGTGAGTACGACCGTGGCTCGGCGGCACAGGCATGGAAGCGTCTACGCAAGGTTCGCAAGCGCATGGACCGCGAGGAGAACACGATCGTCATCGTGGATCAGGTCCGCACTCAGCTAGGCCAACAGGGATACAAGGGGCAGTCTCCTGTCACTCCGCCCAACATTCGCTTCCTCCGTCATAACGCGAGCATCGCTGTCGCGTTCTCAGGTGCCAAGCATCTTTACCTCAACGACAAGCTGCAACTCGTTGACGACAAGAAGAAGGCCAGCAACGACTTCATGGCCCTCGGCTCAGACGGACACGAGGTTGCCGGTATCGAGATGCGCTGCAAGATTGACAAGAACTCCACCGGCAAGCCTTTCAGAAATGCCGTGGGACGATTCGCCTTCGACGTAGCCGATGCCAAGACTGGTGAAATCGTGCAGGACATCGGTTTTGACCAGGGCTTCGAGCTACTGACGGTGGCGGAGTACTTTCACATCATCGAGGCAGCAGGCGGCGGGATGTACTACATGCTTGACGAGAACTTCAAGCGCACGACACTGAAGTATAAGGGCGAATGGCGTGCGATCGAGGGCATCATGCAGAACGACGAACTGAAGCACAAGATTCTGTCAAGACTACGGATGGCGACATGAAGGAGAACCCGTGGGCAAAGAAGCACCAGAAGTCCGCTGGATTGTTGGCACAAAAGCGCGCGGGGAAGCTCGTCAGATCCTCACCGAAGACGGCTACGTCACCTTCCTCCGAGCGATCGCTGGCGGACAAGGCACGCGACCACCTGTACGCCGTCGGCTGGCGACCGTATATGGTTGGGCAGCCTGTCTCAAACGAGATTCACGCAGCACTACTGAAGCTGGCTGAGGCGAATCGCAAGATGACCAGGGCGGCGATGAGAAGAAATGCACGACGTAGCTGAACTGATCAACTTCCCGTCAACGCCGGAAGAGATGCACATCATGCTGACGCTTGAGAGTAAGGCCAAGCGCGATAGAGGACTCACGCATCGTGGCATGAATGGCTACATGTACGTACAGGCAGGCATGGCGATTGTAGATCTGACGATGGTGGAGGTGCGTGTTGGGGTTATCACGGGGTGAATCAATAGTGGGTGGTCTACTGGTGGAAGCGTTTTGGCGCTATCGCTGGTGTCGCCGGGCAGGCGTTTCCCGGCGGCGTTCTTTCCAGCATGCGCGGGCCGCCTATGTCTATGACAAGGCAGGGTGTCAATAGTGGGGTTATCACGGGGTGAATTCTTCTCCAGAATCGGAATGCTGAAGGAGATCGACCCGCTCACTAATGCTGCATACAAGTTCGCGGAGAAGCTTGAGCTAGAGGCACCGCGTAAGGGCCATCAGCACGATGCGCCCTGGCATGTAGCCTTCCACGGCTCACAGTTCCCTGGTGACGACCCTCGCGCGTGTGGGCGGCGTGCGATCTACACACTCATGGACATCCCGCGTAGCGCGTTCTCACGCGCAGGCAGGCAGCGCATGGATGCAGGCAAGGATCATGAGAAGCAGCTTGTGCGTCGCTGGCACACCGCAGGCATGCTGCTGAGCGCGCCCCCGGACGCAGAGTTCCAGACGCAGTTTGAGGACGCAGAGGTGTGGCTCACCTCTACTGTTGACGCGATCGTGGTGCGTCCGCGCGCTATCCGTCCGATCGTGGCGGAAGTCAAGAATATTGACGATGACCATGTAGAGCAGATGATCAAGCTCCTGCGTGGCCCGCATGAGGAGTACGTGCGGCAGGTCAAGTGTCAGATCGGCCTTGCGCATGAGCGCGGCCCGTGGAACGTAGTGCGCTGCATCAACAGTGGGCGGCTGGCCGTCGATTTGGGGCGGCGGAATGGTAACGCGGTTACGGTTTGCCCGGAGCATGGCGGCGACAAGTGTCTGGAGGAAGCTACGCTCGCGCCCGTCGAGCACGGGTACCTGTACTACTCCTCACGCAACGTGCCCGACAAGACACGCGAGTACTACTTCGAGTACGACCCTGAGTTCATGCGCAAGGGACGCGAGCAGTTGCGCGTGTGGCGCAAGTTCTTCGAGGAAGGACTCCTCCCGCAGACGCACCTCACAGGCAAGCATCCGTTCGGGTGGAACTGGACGACCGACGACAGCCCGTGCAAGTGGTGCCCGTACGGCACGAACCGAGGCAGCGGTGTTTGCCGCGACGATCATCAGGAGGCTGTCAAGCGAGGCGACTTGGTGCCGATGGCTGAGTCGGCTGCGGTCGAGACTGCACAGGAGGCCCGACCCGACTATGATCTCGGCAAGGTTCGGGAAGCGGTCTTCGCTCGCTGGCAAGAGTCCTAACGGCGACGTAGCCCCCTACGGGGGCTGATCTTTGGGTTGATCCCAGCGACGAAACCCGCTACACTGGACCGGGACAACACCGAAACCGAGCCGAGGAGGCTTGCTGTGCCGCAGTTGAAGGAGTTGAAGCTCACCGACGATCACGCTCAGGTGATCATCGAGCTTGGCATCAAGTACGGGGCGTACTCCGAGGAGATGCCTGACACGAAGAAGGAGCGCCTTGCTGCTGCCGACGAGATCATCGCGTTCTCGATCGACGCCTGGGTGAACGATGGCATCACTCCTGACGACGAGGACGAGGAAGTCGCTGAGTCGGGACGCCAGATCGAGGAGATCCTTGAGGCCGGTGGCGTGACCATCGAGGATGACGAGCCGGTCTTCGGCGACCTGCCCGAGATCGAGGATGACGGCGACGACGATGCCAGCAGTGACGACGGCGATGAGGCTCCGTTTGACCCGGACGACTACATCGAGGGCTACACCGAGATGTCCGTCGCTGGCAAGGTGAAGGCTGTCAAGGCGCTTGACGTGGAGGACGAGGACGACGTGGCCACGATGGAGGCCATCACCGAATGGGAGAACGAGCAGGACAAGCCGTCCTCCCGCATCCTCAACTACATCGAGGAAGCGCTCGGCTCGGAGGAAGAGTCTGGCGACGCTGAGGACGAAGATGAGGACGAGGCC